TACGAGATCAGTGTCAATTGGTACAACTGCGTTGTCCGCAGCCTTATACAAGGGTTGCGACATTATGCGGCGAGTGTTAATCGCTTCTGTCAAATCTGGTGTAATTGCGTTCAGTGTAGATTTACGCGCAGCTTCCTGAGCAACTTCAATTGACATTCGAGTATCTGCGGTTGGCCTTAGACCCTTAGGTTGAGCGCCCTTAATTGCGCGTTCCATAGTAGCTTGCGCGGAAGGCGCAACTAAACCAGATCGGGCAAGCGCTTGTTGCGCTGTCAAATCTAACCCTTCGGACTGGGCGTTTTGCAAAGCTGTTCTTGCTGCCGCTACTTGTTCTGGCGTGCCGAGCGAATCACGGGCAATCTTGGCTGCAAGTTGATTGGGCATCTGGCGAATATCAGCAAGTTTTGACACGCCTGTTTGCACCAGTCTATTTAGCGCAGGTGCAACGACGGGGACAGCGCCCCCAATCATGGCGCCTGTTGCCGCTTCGTCAGGATTAAGCACTGCGGCAGACGCGCCACCCAAAATTGCACCGCCTGCTGCGCGTGTGGCTAGATTGCCGCCAGAAAAGCCGCCAGTGCGAATAGCTTGAGCTAACGGTGCGGCTGCTGGAATTGCTTTTAAGGGCGCGGCAATTGCACCGCCAACAGGAAGCGTGCCAACAATCTCAGCGCCCAACTCACCCGCGCCAGTAGAAATTGGAAATTCTTCTTTAAACGGCGCAACACGCCCTTGTGATTCTGCTTGACGGCGAGCAGCGTCTTCTTGCAAAAATTGACCTGCGCTAGTTGCGCCAATCTTTTCCAAACCCATACCAAGTAATCTTTGGCCGCCAAACATAACGTTACCGCCGCCGCTGATAATACCTTCAGAGGCAGCTTGAATAGGCGCGCCAATTTCTTGCATGACGCCGCTAATGCCCGTCAACTTAGGTCGAGCAGGTTTGCGTTCGGCGGGGATGCCCGTGCCACTAGTCTTAGGCGCCGCGCCAAAAGTCTGCGCGGCAAACGATTCTATTTGCGCTGGCGTTGCGTCATCTGGCCCTTCAAAGACATGAACCGCACCATCGGGGCCTTGAACACGGTATTTGGTAGCCATTATCCGCCCTCTTTACCAAGATATGTAAACCCACCAGTACCTGCGGCGGGCGCGCCTTCAGCCGCCATTTCCGGCGTTACAAATTGACCTTGACGTTCTCTCATTAACCGCAAAACAGTTTTACCGGCTTCTTTTCTAATTTCTGTTGGTAGCGATGGGTTGGCCAATTGACCCGCAGCTTCTTTGTAAGATTTAGTGTCTTTGTCTGATTGTGGCCCTTCAAACCGAGGAACCATTTTTAACACTAAGTCTGCAATTGGCGCAAGTTTTCCAATGGCAATTGAACCTTTTGTTGCTTTACCAAAAAAGCCTGCGCCGACATCAACTAATTGACCCGCGCCGCTGCCTGTAGATTGGTCAATCAAACCGCCGTCTTTGGTGACGTCGGCTAACTGTGTGATCGCAAACCCAAGGTCTTTATTCATTTGCGTTCGTTGTGAGGTAAGTTTTTCAGTGGCGGCAGATGGCCTTGCCCCACCGATTACACCGGGCGACCCTGCGCCACCGCCTGTGTACGTACGAGCATCAACTTGCAAAAATTTACCCGGATTCTTTGGATCTTCAACTGTTGTAATTGTTGGCGCAACGGGTTGCACTGGCGCGCGGCTTGCATTTGCAATCCGAATACGCTGTATTTCTTCTTCGGGCGACAACATGCGTTCTTGACGCTGTGCATCGCGGAATGCTTGATACCCTGCTTGTGTCAGAGGATAACCAAGTCGTTGCATTATTTGCACATCCGCAGGCTCATTTGGGCCACGCTTTGAGAACAACTCAAGTTGATCTTGCAAAATCCTAGCTTCGGACATTGCTTGCGCGGCCATCCGGGGGTTTGTACGCGCAAAGTCAAGCAACTGTCTAATGCGCTGCTGTGTCGGTGCAATTTGATCTGAACCAGGTTGTGCGGCCAAAGCATTCACGGGCGCAGCAGCAGCGGCTGCTGGCGCAGCAGGCGCCATAGCGTTTACGGGCGCGGTTGGCTCCATACCAAATGTGCCGGAACCTAAAGCGTTTACAGGCGCGGGAGCTTGCGGCATACGAACAACAGATGCAGGTGCGGCAGGGGCTGGAGCGCCAGTAGGCATGGTAGGTGCTGCACCAACAGGTGGAATTACACCCAGCTTGGCATACGCATCAAGATCTTTGATTTTTTGCCTGCCTTCAATAGCCATTTTGACATAGTCAGGTTTGCCAGTTTGAGCAAGCGTATCAAGGAATTTACCAACGTCGGGGTCTTGCCCAAGACCTTTTAACTTTTCTTGAAGCTGGATCATTTCGTCGCGGTCGCGCTTAAGTTCGTCCAGTTTAATCTGATTAGTTTCCCGCACAATTTTTTGATCTTGGCCTTGTTCAAAGCCTTGATAAAAGCCGCGAGGGCCTTGAGGGATTAGCGCATTAAAGTTTAATTCAGCCATGATTTAGTCCTTAGAAATTTTGCCCAAGGTCTTGATTTCCATACGCCATGCCACTACCAAATCCTGATCCACCAAAACCAGTTTGACTAAATGACGCTTGTGTTTGTGAAGGATTTAAATATTTACCGAGTGCGCTGCCTAAATTACCGTATGACGACTCGCGGGCTTGCTGGCCTGCAATCAGTGCGTTGCCAGTGTTGACACCTTGTTGATACATCTGTGGGCCTGCGCCAGTCGCGTAACTTTGTCCGCTAGCAGCCATTGAGCCAGCAGCCGTTGGGGCAAACCCAACAACACCAGCAAGCGCGTTACGGCGCAAACCTTGAGTATCTCTAAAACGGTTGTAAGCGTTGCCAAATTCTTGCGAAGCCATGTCTTGACCAAAGCGCTGTGCGGCTTTTAACGCGCCGCCAGAGATCAATCCACCACGAGCCGCAGCGGTACGCTCAAGTCCTTTTTGGCCTTCCGACAAACGAAATGCGTAACCTGGGTCAGCCGTGTAATCAGCAGGAGTAAAACCGCGAACTAATTCGCCGCCTTCTTGAATGCCTGAGACGTAGCCGGGTAGTGCATTAACACCTGCTTGATAAAACGGTTGCCGTCTTGCAACGTCTTCTTCATACATTCGACGACGCAAATCAATATCAGCCTGTGCGCTTGCATTTGCCGCACTGGCAGCGTCGCGTGCTGCACCGCTGGCACCGCCACCAGATTCTTCTTCTAAAGAACCGCCAAGAGCACTGCCAATAGCGCCGCCAATAGGCCCACCAAAAACCGTTCCCGCAATACCACCAAGTGTGGAAAGAAGCCCCATAATATTCTCCTTAAGTCACTTCGCGTCCGGAAACGCGGATATTGATTGCGCTGGCTGTGCCTGCAATTGTACTGATAAAGTCGCCAATGCCAAGCACTTGGCCAACCAGTTCAGGGAACGTATAGACCTCAGACGCCTGCAAGGTCTTGGTCTTGGTAATCAAGTTGGTGTTGCCAGCAGAGCCAGCCGCTGTGACCAAGTTCACGCTAATCGTGGCAGCAGAGCCGCTAATATTAGTCGCTGTAAATTTGTCAAGGATAGCCGTAACGCCAGTCGCGGTGTACTGGGTTGTTTGCGAGTTTTCGGCAAACTTTGCCGGTACAAGAACTTTTACTGTGACAGTCATGGTTTACTCCAATAATAGGCAATTGTTAGCGGCCTGTTGCATGATGATCCAATTTGTGCCGTCAGACACCATTGTCGCCCAATTTCCTGCAACTGCCAAGAGGATTGCTGTGCCAGCGCTTGTGCTGTCGATTGGCACAACATTGCTTGAGGCAGACACCAAGGTCTGAGCCTGCATGTTTTTAAAAGTCAAATACCTACCAGGCCACAATGAAGCAGTTGGCAAGGTCACGGTGCAAGTTGACCCTGACTTATTGTTGATGTACCAAGCGCTGCTTCCTACTGCAAAATCAGCCGTTTCGGTCACTGGCACACTAAACAGCGCCGCAATGCTTGTGTTAATCAGGGCAACGTCAACAAATGGTTGCACTTGCAAAGCCTCGATTTGCTTTTGCATCTCGGCCATTTGGGACTCTAAGGCAGAACAACAGTCGCCCAATATGTCAGGCACCGGCAAAGTGACTACTGGCGGCAGGGTTTGCAGCTCTTGATTAACCGAAAGCAAAGCCGCATCGTAAGACGCAAGCAGGGATTCTGGACTAGGGCCAAGATCACCCTCATAAACGGCTGTGGCCGCGTTCATTAAGGACACAAAAAACAAATACCAAGCGCGGTCAATTAAACCCGTGCGAGGGTCAATCAGCGGCACTCGCGGCGGCGTGACTGGTGTTGGTGTAGCGTTAGGGCTAGGCATTTGTTGGACTCAGAATAAGTTCTGCGCCCATAATGGCAATCTTTACCGGGTCAGTGCCAGACACTTCGTAGACGCGATCCCGCAGTTTGACAGTCATGCCCAAACGCCGCCAGATCACGCGCTTAGAATACTGGCCAATCTTCCCCATGGACTTCCAATGCTCGTTTGACCATGTGTGGCCGCCGTCATCTGAGAAGCGCAACATAACTTGAGGGTCTTCGCCTTGACCAAGGTTTAGGCCCACACCAGACTCGCAGTCAAGTTGCAAAGTGTGTTGGGCAGTGCGCTTTAGTGTGTTTGTGCCAGTAGGCAAGGCACGCCAAGAGCGCAACCACTTTTGAATGCTGCCGTTGTCCGAATAGTCATCTAAATCAAACGAGTAAATTTTGCCGTCTTCAAAATCGCCAACGACAATTTTGTTGTTAAACGCCATCTGGCAGTTGCCACGGTGACGGGTAAAAGAGCCATCAATAAAGCCTGCACGCTCATGCCAGGCTTGTGTTGCCGCGTCATAAACCCATGTCGTATTGGCACTAGGGAAAACCAGAACATAAAAGCTGTGGCCATCTTGTTGGTATGTGTAGCCAATAGCGTCTGACAAGTCAGCGTACTGCTGGATCTGCCACTCAACGGCGTGTGTTGAGATACGTTGGCCAGTGTAGCCATTGGCACGGTAGACAATACCTTGGCCTCGGCGGTCGCGGCCAAGCCAAAACAGACCATTGTCCATTTTAGCCACAGAAAAAGGAGCCGCGCAACCCAACTCATTAAACGCACCTTGAATGCGTTGCAAAGGGTAGTCCGTTGCACCAACGTCATACCAAACTTCAATTGAGTTTGTGCCAAAAGCCCATACTTCGCGGAAGTTAGATTGCACGGCAATTAGACCGTCAGGTGAACCTTCGGTGCTGGCAAATTCTAGCGGGTCAATGGATGTGCCGTCCAGTAGCTGTGTCACCCACATCAACTGGCTGTTAGGCTGATTGAACACGAAATATCCGTCCAGATAGCAGACAGTCACTGCGCCTGGAAAGTCAGGATCAGTAATCTGGCCAAAGGCGTTTGTCGTGTTGTTGTAGATATAGCTAGGGCCATTAGCTGCAATAAACAACTGCGTGCCGTTGTCAGCTAGGCTGACTGGGCCAGTACCAGCCACCGTGCCAATCAGTGTGGCCATATACGAAGTGTTGATCTTGTAGAGCTGTGTGCCTGACACCACAAAGGCCGTGCTGTCGCTAGACGAAAACGCCCACAGGCCACGGATCGGGCCAGTGCCAACTGTGTTGAGCAATTTGAGACCGGGCGCGCGATTCAGAAACGCAGGCTCTTTACCGGCCTCGGGAACGATCTCGGGAAACAGGTTGACCATCCGAGCGTCTGCCGCATTGACAGATCGCGCTACATAAGTAGAGCCAAGAATCGGCGTCTTCATTAATAGTTACCGGCATAGATGTTGAAACGCTGGCGGTTGGCCACCAATGCGTAAGGCAGTGCCATCACATCATCAGGATTGTTGATACGTTTCAAGTCACGCTTAGAAGTCATCGCAATGCGTTGCACTTGGGGGCTTGGCTCAACGCCAAACTCAGGGGCAAACTCCATGGCCAAGTTGTAAGTAAACGCACGCAAATAGCCTGGTGGGTAGTATAAAACCGTGGACAAATTGGCAGGGCGGTTTAGTTCTTCAACCGACACAAAGTGAAACTCCAAGTTTTGCGTGGGCCTTGGATAGACGTATATCTCAATATCAGGAAACGTCATGTTGACCCACATCACTTGTGGGTAAGTGGACGTTACGGTCTTAACAGCAATACCGTTGTACTGTTGTTGGTTAATCATTTTTATGCCATACGACACGCCGTTGGGCGCTTTGAAATATGTAGCATCGTCAAGCAAAATGGGGCGAAGGCCAATAAAGTCACCCGATGGGCCAAGGGTGCGGCTAATAAAACTCGCAGGCCATGTGAAGATTTGATCTTGCGTAGAAAACACTGACAGACGTTCTGTGTTCCAACTGTCAATCATTTGGTTGAACGCCATTAGCGCATCTTGGGACGTAGCCGCAGAGGGCGTCTCACCTTCAGCAAGCACACCGAGAAGTCTAAGCGCCCGTTCGATTTGTTGGCCAGCGGTGTACGTTGTCATGTTTAG